TGAGACTGGCTTCTGATCCAGATTTGCAAAGAGAAATTCAGGTTACGCTACCTAGAATGTCTTTTGAGATAACTGGAATAACATATGACGCAACCAGAAAGCAGAACTCATTACTCAAGAACCCTAAGAGCGCAAGCTCCACTGAAGCCAGCACACAATATGTTGGTGTTCCATACGATCTCAATTTCGAGCTGAATCTATATGCTAGAAATGTTGACGACGGTACGCATATCGTAGAGCAAATACTACCATATTTCAATCCAGATTATACAGCAACCATTCAGGCTATGCCTCAGATGGGTTTTCTAAAAGATGTGCCTATCATCCTTAATTCGGTGACCAACAATATCGAATATGAAGGTAACTTTGACTCAGTAAGATATGTGACCTGGACAATGACCTTCACGATGAAGGTTCACTATTATGGTCCTATTAGCAAAACAAAGATCATTCGTAAGGTCGATGCAAATATATTTAATGATCCTTCTCTGAAGGCAGGCAATATAATTAATGCTTTCATGACACCATACAATGCTAATACAGGCATATATAAATCTGGTGATGTTGTCTATCAAGGAGCAAATTATCAGACAGCTACAGCTTATGGTTTTGTTTTAGATTGGAAACCAAACGCACAAAAGCTGACAATAGGTGGCGCCCAAGGTCAATTCTTAGCAAATACGATTGTTAGAGCTATGTCATCTAATGCGACCTACACGCTATCAACATTTGACATTGAACCTTTACAGCTTGTCAATATACACATTGAACCTAGACCAAATACAGCAAATCCAGGCGATGATTTTGGTTACGATATACAAATACAGGAATGGCCAAATATAACATGAAAACACATGATGCGCTATCTGAAGCTTTAGGTATAGAACATAAGGTGGAAATATTACCACCAGTAGAGGTGCCCGCACCGGTTCAAGAAGAAACGGTGTCTGAAAATGTCGATCAGCAGGAAGACTACAGGCTAGCCCGTAGAACCTTTCGTTCGCTGATCGACAAGGGTAACAATGCTATGGAGAATCTGACCGACCTTGCTAAAGAGTCAGAAAGCCCAAGAGCTTATGAAGTTTTGGCCACAATGATGAAGACCATCGCAGAGACAACAAAAGACCTCTACGATCTACAAAAGAAAACAAAAGACTTACAAAGAGAAGATAAGTCCAGACCACAAGATGAACAGCGTATCAATGTTGAGAAAGCCGTCTTTGTTGGTTCGACTGCTGAACTTCTCAAAAAAGTTAAATCGGAACAGACAGAGTAACAATGCCAAGATATGAAGGTTATCAGGGGAATCCTAATCTACCCCGCGAAGATTATATACACGCTTTCACTCAATTCGAAGAAGATGAGTTCAAAAGATGCGTGAATGATCCTATTTACTTTGCGACAAAGTATATCAAGATCGTCAATGTCGATCACGGTCTTATGCCTTTTAAGATGTGGGATTTCCAAAAAGAAATGCTCACAACCTTTCATGAAAACCGCTTCTCTATCTGTAAGCTGCCTCGTCAGGTCGGTAAGACAACCACATCGGTAGCCTATCTACTACATTACATTTTATTTAATGAGATGGCAACCGTAGCCATTCTAGCTAACAAGTCTGCGACCGCCCGTGAAATTATGGGTCGTCTCCAGTTGGCCTTCGAATATCTACCACGCTTTCTACAACAAGGCGTTAAAGAATGGAACAAAGGTTCTCTTGAACTGGCCAACGGATCAAGATGTATCGCCGACTCCACATCAGGTTCATCTGTTCGTGGTAAAACATTTAACATCATCTTTCTTGACGAGTTTGCGTTCGTACCTAACAACATCGCAGAAGCCTTCTTCAACTCAACCTATCCTACCATTTCTTCTGGTAACACAACCAAGGTTATCATCGTTTCTACACCTAACGGTCTAAATCTGTTCTATAAGATGTGGACACAGGCTATTGAAAAAAGATCAGACTATATTCCAATTGAAATTCACTGGTCGATGGTGCCTGGTCGTACACAAGAATGGAAAGAACAGATCATCAGAAATACCTCTGAAGACCAGTTCCGCCAAGAGTTTGAGTGCGAGTTCATCGGTTCGACAAATACACTCATTCATCCTTCAAAAATTAAAAGTTTAGTTTTTAAAAATCCTATTTTGAGAGATGGTGACCTGTATATCTATGAGAAACCTGTAGATAATCGCACCTATGTAATCGTAGCCGATGTGGCTGAGGGTCAAGGTCTCGACTATTCTACATTCTCTATCATAGATGCGACAGAGATACCGTATAGGCAAGTGGCTAAATATAGAAACAATAAGATTGCACCTTTGCTTTTTCCCACATTAATCTATACGGCAGCCAAAAAATATAATGAAGCTTTTATTCTTATAGAAATTAATAGTATAGGTTTACAGGTAGCCGATATTCTTCATAACGAACTAGCTTATGAAAATCTCATCAAGATTAGAAATGCTAAAGGTAAAGCTGGTCAGCAGGCCACACCAGGCTTCACAAAGCAAATGCAGTTTGGTTTAAAAACTTCTGTTCAGACAAAAAAGATTGGTTGTGCGAACCTCAAATCTTTAATTGAGTCTGACAAGCTAATAGTAAATGATGAAGATACTATTATGGAATTGACAACCTTCTCGGCCCACAAGCAAAGTTTTGCTGCTGAAGAAGGAAATAATGATGACCTGGTTATGACGCTCGTTAATTTTGGTTGGTTGACCGCTCAGAAATATTTCAAAGAAACGGTCAATACCGATATCAGAAGAGCATTACAAGAAGAACAGTTGCAGATTATGGATCAGGATATTGTACCTTTCGGTATCATTGATAATGGTCTAGATGATTTTGCGGATAAAGACGATAATGGAGATTTGTGGATCGAAAGTAGAAAACAACTCTACCCGTTCGATCTAATGAATTATGATTGGCGAAGTAAGCTGTAAATCTTCATTTTTCTAAATAATATAGGAAAAGTAGTATACTTTTTATAAAGGAGAAATACGATGGCATTTCAGTTGTCACCAGGTGTTAATGTTTCAGAAATTGATTTAACAACGGTAGTACCTGCCGTTGGTACCTCAGAAGGCGCTTTTGCTGGCCGCTTCTCTTGGGGCCCAATCGACCAGATTGTAACCGTTGCAAGCGAAATCGAATTGGCCGATAAGTTTGGTAAGCCAAATGATAATACAGCGGTAAACTTCTTTTCAGCAGCCAATTTCTTGGCTTATGGAAAAAATCTAAAGATTGTTCGTGCAGCTAATACAGCTTCATATAAAAACTCATGCGGAAATACAAATCCAGTTCTCATCAAGAACCAAGATGACTACATGCTCAACTATAGAGACATGCAGGCTCCAAATAACGCCGGTCACTTTGCCGCCAAGTATCCAGGTGGTTTAGGTGATTCTATTACCGTTTCTGCGCTAGTTGATGGTACATCTTTTGGTACATGGGACTATAAGACAGAATTTGACGCTGCTCCAGGTACATCAACATATGTTGGTAACCAAAGTGGTTCGAATGATGAAATGCACATCATCGTAATCGATAGATATGGTAGATTCACAGGTGTTGCAGGCACAGTTCTAGAAAAATTCCCATTCGTTTCAGCAGCTTCGGATGCTAAGAACGAAGACGGTTCATCAAACTATTATGTTGATGTTATTGCTAAGAAATCAAAGTATATCTGGGTAATCAATCACCCTCCAGGATCAAACTTTGGCGGACCAGCATTTAATGCCACTTTTGATTTTGGTGATTTGAGCATAATAGACGAAAATATGTCTGGCGGTGTGGCCGGTGTAGTTACAAATGGTCAAATCGAACAGGCTTACGATAAGTTTGCTAATGCTGACGAAGTTGATGTATCACTCATCGTAACAGGTGGTGCTGCACAGGCTGTTTCAGAATATATTGTTGACAATATCGCAGAAAGCCGTAAAGATTGTGTGGTATTCATTTCACCTGAAATTGCTCAAGCTGTAGACAACGCAGGAAGTGAAGTTGACGATATCAAAACATACCGCAATGACTTCAACTCATCTTCATATGCTTTCATGGATTCTGGTTGGAAGTATCAGTACGATAAGTATAACAATGTTTATCGTTGGATTCCTCTCAACGGTGACATTGCAGGTCTCTGTGTCCGCACAGACCAACAGCGTGATCCATGGTTCTCACCAGCCGGTTTCAACCGTGGTCAGATCAAGAATGTTGTAAAGCTTTCTTGGAATCCAAACAAGACTCAGAGAGACGAGCTTTATAAGATAGGTGTCAACCCAGTTGTATCTTTCGCCGGTGAAGGTGTCGTTCTTTACGGTGATAAGACAATGCTTTCTAAGCCATCTGCCTTTGACCGTATCAATGTTCGTCGTCTATTCATCGTTCTTGAAAAGGCTATCGCAAAAGCTTCTAAGTATTCACTATTCGAATTTAACGATGAGTTTACTCGCGCACAATTCGTAGCTCTAATCGAACCATTCCTCAGAGATGTTCAGGGTCGTCGTGGTATCTACGACTTCCGTGTAGTCTGTGATGAAACTAACAATACTCCTGAGGTCATTGACCGCAACGAGTTCATTGGTGATATCTACATCAAGCCTGCTCGTTCAATCAACTTTATCCAGCTCAACTTCGTCGCTGTTCGCACAGGCGTAGCCTTCGACGAAATCGTTGGTAAGTTCTAATCGTCAAATAAATAGAAACAAGGGAGTTAAATAAAATGGCTTTTAGAGTTCAAGAATTTAGATCACAAATGGTCTTCGATGGTGCAAGACCAAATCTATTCCAGTGCGATATCACTTTCCCTCTCCTAGCATTAGGAGAGGGCGACCCAAACCGTAAATATACATTTATGGCTCGCGCTGCACAACTACCAGGTACAACTGTGAATCAGATACCTGTAAACTATTTTGGTCGTGAATTGAAGTTCTCAGGAAATCGTTCATTTCCTGAATGGACAGTCACAATTATCAACGACGAAGACTTTGTTATCCGTAAGGCTATGGAGCGTTGGATGAACGGTTTGAATAGCCATGTTGGAAATATCAGAGATCCTCTATTCGTTAATAATGCTGGCTATCAGACAGATGGTTATGTAACCCAGTATGGTAAGACAGGTAACGAAATTAAGGCCTATAAGTTTGTAGGTATGTTCCCAATCGATGTCTCTCCAATCGAGCTTGACTGGGGTTCTAACGATACCATCGAAGAGTATGCAGTAACCTTTGCATACCAGTGGTGGGAATCTGACGACAACAATCCTACAACTGATATTTCAGGCTAATATACATAATACTAAGGGGGAGACTTTTCTCCCCCTTATAAATCTGGAGTTTTTTTCTTAATGGTCCAACTTTTTGGCTTTGAAATTGGCCGTAAAAAGCAGCAGGTTCAAGACGAAGTAAACAAGACATTTAGCCCACCGCAGAATGATGACGGTGCGGTAACTATTCAGTCTGGTTCGTACTATGGAACTTATGTTGATCTTGACGGCGTTGTTCGTAATGAAATCGAATTAATCACAAGATATCGCGAAATGTCGATGCAGCCTGAACTAGAGACTGCTATTGACGAAATTGTTAATGAAGCTATTGTTAATGATGATAAGAGCAAAGGTGTTGAAATTGACACCGATGATCTTAAACAGCCAGAATCTATTAAGAAGAAAATTAGAGACGAGTTTGATTTTATTCTGAAGCTATTAGACTTCAGCAATATGGGTCACGATCTATTTCGTCGTTGGTATATTGATGGTAGATTGTTTTATCATATTATCATTGACGAAAAGAGACCTACATTAGGTATTCAAGAGCTTCGCTATATCGATCCACGCCGTATTCGTAAGATCCGTGAAATTCAAAAGACTAAAGATCCTAAGACAGGTATGGATATCATCAAGAAGCAAAACGAATACTACCTCTATAATGAGCGTGGTGTTATTGGTGCCCACTCAAATCTAGGCACAAAGATTGCTGTTGACTCCATCATCAATGTCAATTCAGGTCTTATGGATTCAAAGAGAGCGATGGTTCTCTCATATCTACATAAGGCTATTAAGCCACTCAATCAGCTTCGTATGGTTGAGGATGCTACAGTTATTTACCGTTTGTCTCGCGCACCTGAGCGCCGTGTGTTCTATGTAGATGTTGGTAATATGCCAACAATCAAAGCTGAACAATATCTAAAAGATATTATGGTCAAGTATCGCAATAAGTTAGTATATGATTCCAATACTGGTGAAATTAAAGATGACCGTAAGCATCTATCTATGCTTGAAGATTTCTGGTTGGCTCGCCGTGAAGGTAGCCGTGGTACAGAAATCACTACTCTACCAGGTGCTATGAACCTTGGTGAGTTGGAAGATGTTAAGTATTTCGAAAAGAAGCTTTATAAGTCTCTTAGTGTTCCTATTTCTAGACTTGAACAGCAACAAGGTTTTACTCTTGGTAGATCAACTGAAATTAGCCGAGATGAATTAAAGTTTTCAAAATTCGTCAATAGACTTCGTAATAAATATTCAATACTCTTTGACGACATTCTTAGAGTGCAGCTTATACTTAAAAAGGTTTGCACAGAAGAAGAGTGGAAAGAGTTTAGAGAAGATATTTGGTACGACTTCAAAAAAGATAATAACTTTGATGAGCTTAAAGAAGCCGAGCTTCTTACTAACCGTTTAACACTTCTTCAGGTAGTTGATCCTTATGTTGGTCGTTACTACTCAAAAGAATGGGTTCGTAAAAATGTTCTTATGCAAAATGATGATGATATGAAAGAGATTGATGAGCAAATTGCAAATGAACAGGCCGCTATGGCACCAACAGATTCTTCTGGTAATCCTATGGATCCAAATGCTCAGGGTGGTGCAATGCCTACTCAAGCTCAGGCTGCCGCAGTTGGTGGCCCACCTCCAATGCCTCAGGCTAATGCCTTTGCACAGCAAGGCCAGGGTGGTCAACAGCAGGCTGCACAGCAACCAGGTCAAATGCAAGAAGGTCAAGATATGCCTTCTAAATTTGAATTGCAAGCTAACGAATTGGAATTTGCATAATGAAGAAGTTTAATCAGTATATGTCAGAAGATTTTGGTGCGGCTCTTGCAGAACCATCTTCAGTTGCGGCCTCTCAAGCTAAAAAACTAAATCTACAATATGTTGGTTTTGGTCGTTATGAAGATCCAAAGACACAGCAAATAACACATATTGTTCAAAATGATAAATTAGTACCTTTTAATAAGGCTGTAAAATCAAATACATATAAGACACAGAACGCTGATGATTATGGTAATTATGTCAAACAACAGATGCCTGACCTAGAAAATATTCATAATGCTATGGCAAACTATTATGCAGCCGATAATTATACGCCAGAAGAATTGCAAGCTATACAAGAATATACAGGAACAGATTACTTCGATATAAACGAAAAACTATATTCTTTACCTACCGATACAAAGGCGGATCAGATACAACCAGAATATGATGGTGATCCAATACCAGATCAAGTTAAGAATCTTGATAACGCATTGAACAAGATGAAAGCTCCTTACGATATTCTAGTTTATGTTGGTCTAGGTACAGAATATGATATTACAAATTTTGTTCCAGGCAAATCATTTAAATTCAAAGGTTATAGATCAACCACATTGAATCCTAATATTGCGCTAAATTATAATAGCAGAGTTAATAAAACAGCGAGCAGACAGCAAACTGTTATGCTACAGATAAAAGTAAAGAAGAGTTCTAAAGGTATGTTTGTCGATGATTTCTCAGCAAACTCAGGAGAATCTGAATATCTATTACCTAGAGGTAGCAAAATAAAGATCGTAAATGGCCCTAATAAATTAGTTGGTAGTAACGCATTTACTGGCAGCAATGGTTTGGAGGTATTATATTTCGATTGTGAACTGGTAAAATAAGGAGCATAAAATGCACATCAAAGAAGGTATTAAAAATCTTTCAGAGAAGAAGCTGGAAAAGATGAAGCAGAGTTTCAATTCTGCACTATCTGAAAAGGCTGTTCAAAAGCTGGAAGAAAAGAAGATTGATATTGCTAGAAGCTATTTTGGAAAGAAGTAAATAATGAAGAGCGTCAAAAGCCTTTTTGAGAATTATAATCTTATAACGGAAAAAGATGATTCTGATGCACGAAAGCTATCTTCGCTTGTTCGTGCAGGGCTTTTTGATGCTAAAAAATTGCCGTTAATTAAAAGAGCAATGGATAAAGAACCATCTGAGATGACCATTTCGGAAAGAAAGATCCTATTGCAGCTATTAGATGAGTTGATGTCTCATGTTCTACACTCACAGCAGGTATATTCGAAGGTAAAAATGGATGTATCTAAGAAAGACTTGAGTGAAGAAACAAAAGATTATCTATCAAAGGTTGATCCAAGGTATTCAAAGATGCCATCGGAAAAAGATATTCCAATGGTTCTACTATTAAAGCGCAAGGCAATTCGCATGTATCCCGATAGACAAAAAGTGGCACTATACTATTCTCAGGCACTAGACAAATATATTAGTATTCCTTTCAATGAAGTAAATGTTGGAATAAACGAATCATATTTGATTGAAAAGAAAAAAGATAAAAAGCCTGAAACTGATGATGAGTCGGAGCAGAAACCTGTTGATCCTTTAAAGCAAAGATACAAGGCTCTTAAAAAGCAACAAAAGAAGCAAGAGAAAAGAGATGAAAAACTCTCTAACCTATCACACGATGATTTAAAAGATATACCAGGAGCCACTAAAGACGCTCGTAGTGCCGCTATGCGTAAAGCCGGATCTGAATTAGGTAAAGGTCATGTTGGTTCAGCCGCCCATGCTGTTGGTTGGGCAGTAGGTTCTAAAATTCGTGATATGATGACCAAAAAGAAATCTGAACCTGCAAAACCAGCATCAACAGAAACACCAACTCCATCGGCTGCAAATGCTACACCAAAGCAAGATGTTGTAAAACATGATACAGAAACTCGCGATAAAATTAAAACAAAAGTAGGTATAAAAACAAAAGCACCTACGGCAGAAAAACCAACCACATCAACTACACCAGCGCCAGCAGCGTCACAACCTAAACCAACTGTTAGACCTAGGCAGATGGCTATCAAACAAAAATTTCGCGCATCTTTAAGAGAAAATTTTGCAAACAGATTAAATGAAAAAAGAATGTTGAAAGAGTATTCAGCAGCCGATGCGGTTGATGATGCTACAGATGTTTTAGTTCCATATAAGAGCGCATATAAGAATTTTAAAGCAGGCAATTACGGTCATGCAGCACTAGATGCAGCTATAGATACTGTGGGTCTTGCTGCGTCTATACCATCAGGTGGCAGTTCACTAGCCGCTTCTACGGCTGCAAAGACAGCCATTAAAGGTGGAGTTAAAGCTGGTGAAAAACTAGCTGTAAAGGCTGGTGAAAAGGCGGCTGAAAAAGGAGCTATTGGTGCTGGCGAAAAGGCGGCTGAAAAAGGAGCTATTGGTGCTGGCGAAAAGGCGGCTGAAAAAGGAACCATAGAAACTGGTGAAAAGGCTGCCGCTAAAGAAGGTGAATCCGCAGCCGCTAAAGAAGGTGAAAAGGCAGCCGCGAAGCCTAAACCAAAAGCAGGCAATTCAGCCTTTGGTAAACTAAGAAAAGCGGCCGCAGTTGGAGCAGGTCTTGCCGCACTTGGCGCCGGTGCGGGCGGTAGTAAAAGTGGTGGTGAAGATGACTCATCTAAAACTACTGAACCTGGTAAGTTTACTTTACAGGCAAAAACAAGCCGTGATTCTGATATCAAAACGGATTCTGCTAGAGCGGAAAAAGAAAGACAAAAACTCTATAGAGAAGATTTTTCAGTAAACTTAAAAGATAAGCCAGCTGAACCAGCGGCGGCAGCACCGGATGCGCCTGCTAAACCAGAAAAAAAGAAACCCAGTGCATTGAAAACTTTTGCTAAAAGTCTTGCTAAATCTAAATCAAGTTCTAGTAGTTCTTCATCTGGTGGTGATACCAAAACATCGGAACCTGGTCAGTTTAGTATGCAGGTTAAAACATCATCTTCTACACCTTCAAAGGGTACCGATGCCGCTAGAGCAGAAAAAGAACGCCAGAAGATGTATACCGAAAGCACTATAAATCAGTTAAAGAAAATGAAAAAGAATGGCATTTATGAAGAAGTTATAAATATAGGCAATGATACATTTGTTATAAATAATATTATAGCAAATAAGGTTATCAATGTTTATGAATCATTGAACAAAGATAACAAGAGGAAGGCGGAGTATATGCTCAATGAAAGCGTAGACTCTTTTAAGAAATTCATAAACTTTACTGTAAGGCAATAAAAAAATGGCAAATATATTAACAGAGCAAAGACTGGTTGATAATAATAAAAGAACATTGGTTAAGTATGTTTATAACATTGATTCTGCTTCTGCAAATGTAAAACTTTTGAACGCATCAAATCTTGCTTTTGCTTTGAACACCAATGGTTATATAATGACATCAAACAATGATATCAAGTCTAACTATAGAACTACAATTAAAAGAATTTTTGGTCAGGCTAAAGCAAATGCTTATATAAAATTGCAATGGCGTGGTGATGCTAATTCTGATATTGTTACTATACCTAACGGTCGTTTCGATTTCAATTTTGATCCTATGGGTGATGGTGCTGTTATCAAGAATCCTGAAGCTAATGCCACAGGCGATATTCTTATTTCTGCAATCACACCATCAAGCGCAGATACATTAACTTTATTCCTTGATCTTAGAAAAGATAATAGAGACTATGATGCAGGTCAAACCGCCGACCCTGTAGCATTTAACAGAGGTCGCGCCGCACCATGAAGAATCTAGTAGAAAAAATCTTAGACAGAAAGTTTGAAGACGCAGGTAAGATTTTTGAAAATGCTATGGTTCGTATTGTAGGTAAGAAACTGTCTGAAGAAAAGAAAAGAATTGCGGCTGAATGTTCTTGCGATGGTGGCTATGATCGTCGCAAGATGCTTGCTAAGGATGTTCTTGAAGATAAAGAAGATCCAAAATCAACTTCAGGTACAGAACAAGAAGTTTCGGAAGATGCTTATGAAAAGAACTTACCACCTATTAGTCAAGATGGTGTAGATCCTGCTAGAACAGCAAAGCTCGCATCTATGGCCAGAGGTGAACCTGCAAAACCTTCAACCACAACGCAAGCTGATAAAGAAAAAGCTACACAATTTGAAGAAATTCAATCAGGTGAAGAAAGTTCAATGGCTCGTTCTGAACTAGCATCTATTTCTAAAAATGCTAAGTCTATTATGTCTAAAATTAAAGGTAATAAAGAACTAGAAGCTTGGACACAATCTAAAATTACAAAAGCTGCTGATTACATGACTTCTGTATCAGATTATATGGATGGTCAAAAATTAGATGAAGCTCGTATCAATCTAATTAAAGCTCGTATTCGCGGTGGTAAAATACAGCGCCGTAAAAAAGTTTCAAATGTTCCTGGTTTTACACTTAGAGCTGGTCAACTTACTCGCATGTCAGCCGCAGAGCGCAGACACCGTAAGCTAGGTGCTAAAAGAGCCGCCAGAAAAACAAAAATGAAAAAGACACAGGTATTACGCAAACGCAAATTATCTCTACAAAAGAGAAAGAGATTAGGAATCTAAGATGAAGCTCATTGCAGAAGAAGTGCTAGAGGTAAAATATCTAGTAGAAGAAAAAAACGGTAAGAAAGAACACTTCATTGAAGGTATCTTTATGCAGGCCGAAAAGAAGAATAAAAACGGCCGTATATATCCAATCAATACGCTATCAAAAGAAGTTAACCGTTATAACGATGAATATGTTAAGAAGAACCGTGCTTTTGGTGAACTAGGTCATCCTGACTCACCAACAATCAACTTGGATCGTGTATCACACATGATCACAAGCCTAAGACCAGAAGGTCATAACTTTATAGGTAAAGCTAAAATATTAGATACTCCAAATGGTAAAATTGTGAAGAGCCTACTAGACGGAGGAGCAAGCTTAGGTGTGTCAACAAGAGGCGTAGGGTCTCTAAAACCACACAATGGTTATCAACTCGTTCAAGATGATTTTCATCTCGCTACAGCGGCAGACATTGTAGCAGATCCATCAGCACCAGATGCTTTTGTAAGAGGTATCATGGAAGGTAAAGAATGGATTCTTGATGGTACGGGTTGGAAAGAAATCGATTACTATCGTGCCAAGAAAATGATTACTGAAGCACATAGAAACGAAATTGAAGATGTGGCGTTGAAAGTATTTTCAAACTTCCTCTCAAAACTTTAAGTTATATAAATAATATAGGAAAAAGGAGTATTCTAATATGGGTAAGTCACTTACAGAAGTTGCAAAGGCAATTCTGATGAATGAAGGCGCAGTTCCTTCTGTCAGTTCATCTGATAACAATCCAGACAGAGATGCCAAAGCAAGCAATCCAAACAGAGCAACACTACGCCCTAATTCAAAGGGTGCAGAAGGTCGTTTCTCAAACCCAGGTGCTAAGGCACCAACTGGTGGTCCAGAAGCAACTCTAGAACAGCCACATAAGCCAGGTGATGGTGAAAATGCTGGCGCTAAGTTTGCTGTTAAGGGTAAAGACACATCTATCAAGGGCGCAGATAAGAAGGGTGAATCTTGGCCAGTTAAGACAGCTGGTGCTAAGACTTCAAGCGCCGAAATCATGGAAGAAGATGAAGTTGAAGGTAACATCGTAGCTGAATCTGATGAAATTGAAATCTCAGAAGAGCTAGAAAGCTTCATCGCAGAAAAGATTGAAGAAGGTCTATCTGAAGAAGAAATCGTACAGGCTATCGACGAAAATTTTGAAGTTATTGAAGAAGATGTTGAAGAACTAGCCGAAGAAACCGAAGAGTATGCTATCGATATGTCAGAAGCAATCGAAGCACTATTTGCCGGTGAAGAACTTTCTGAAGATTTCAAGATCAAGGCTACAACAATCTTTGAAGCTGCTGTTAAGCAGAAGGTAGAAGAAGAAATCAGAAAGCTTGAAGAAGCTTATGCTGAAACTCTTGAAGAACAAATTGAATCTATTCAAGAAGAATTGTCATCTAATGTTGATGATTATCTAAACTATGTTGTAGAACACTGGGTAAATGAAAACGAAGTTGCTATTGAAGCAGGTCTTCGCACAGAACTTACCGAAGAGTTTATTTCAGGTCTTCGTAACCTCTTTGCAGAACACTATATCGACATTCCTGAAGATAAAGTTTCTGTTGTTGAAGAAATGGGCGTTAAGGTTGCCGAACTTGAAGAAAAGCTCAACGAAGAAATTGAACGCAATGTTCAGCTTTCAAAGGTTCTGAATGAATCTGTCCAGAATGAAATTGTGTCAAGCTATTGCGATGGTCTAACAGATACTCAAGCTTCTAAGCTAAAGTCTCTAACAGAAAATATCGATTTCACCAACGCACAAGAATTTGCACAAAAGGTTGAAGTATTGAGAGAAAGCTATTTCAATTCTTCTGTCAACAATAAAAATGTCCTAGACAATAACGAGGTAGCGGCTGATGAAGGCAAGGGTGTTCTTAATGAAGAACTTCAGGGCCCAATGGCAGCCTATGTCAGAACACTTGGCAGAAAACTTCCAAATTAAGGATATTATAAATAGTAATAAACTAAAAAAGTTTTTTAAAGGAGACAATTAAAATGTATCTTACAGAACAATTAGAAAAGAAGTGGTCACCGGTTCTTGACCATGATGGTCTATCAGCCATTAGAGACCCATATCGTCGTGCTGTTACAGCCATGGTTCTTGAGAACCAGGAAAAGGCTATGGCAGAAGAAGGCCGTATCCTAAACGAATCTGCACCAACAAACTCAGGTTTCGCACCTGCTGGTTCTTATGTTGCTGGCTACGACCCAATTCTTATCAGCCTTGTTCGTCGTGCGCTTCCTAACCTCATTGCTTATGATATCTGCGGCGTTCAGCCAATGACTGGACCAACTGGTCTTATCTTCGCAATGCGTTCACGCTATAAGCAGCAGAACGGCACAGAAGCTCTCTTCAACGAAGCTAACACAGCCTTCACATCTTCAAACGCCGCTGGTGGTCTTGCTGGTACTTCAGCAGGTAGCACAAGCAATACAAACCCTGTTCTTGACCTTCTTGACTCCGATGTATTCGGCGTTGGTAAGGGCATGACAACTGCTCAGGCAGAAGCTCTTGGTGACGGCACATCCGGCAATAACTTTGCTGAAATGGCCTTCTCAATCGACAAGGTTACAGTTACAGCCCGCAGCCGTGCGCTCAAGGCTGAATACTCACTAGAACTTGCACAAGACTTGAAGGCTGTTCATGGTCTTGACGCTGAGACAGAATTGGCAAACATTCTGTCAACAGAAATTCTAGCTGAAATCAACCGTGAAGTTGTTCGTACTATCTACCGTTCAGCTTCTCTTGGTGCTCAGTACGGCGTTACAACAGCTGGTACATTCGACCTTGACACAGACTCAAACGGCCGTTGGTCAGTTGAAAAGTTTAAGGGTCTTATCTTCCAGATTGAGCGTGATGCTAACGCTATCGCCCGTGCAACCCGTAGAGGCAAGGGTAATATCGTGATCGTATCCTCAGATGTTGCTTCTGCAATGGCTATGGCTGGCGTTCTCGATTATACTCCTGCTCTTCAGGCTAATCTAACTGTTGATGATACTGGCAACACATTTGCTGGTACTCTTCATGGTCGTATCAAGGTTTACATCGATCCATACTTCGGTGGTTCCGCAAACGGCGATGAACTCTGCACAGTTGGCTATAAGGGTACATCTGCATACGATGCAGGTCTATTCTACTGCCCATATGTTCCTCTACAGATGGTTCGCGCTATCGGTCAAGAAACATTCCAGCCAAAGATTGGCTTCAAGACTCGTTACGGCATGGTTGCTAACCCATTCGCAACATCAGCTGGTGACGGCGTTGTTGGTGAGCGTAACACTTCTTCAAACGCCAACATCTACTATCGTATCTTCCGCGTTCGCAATCTTACCTAATAGAAGTAAGAAAGCGGGAAGGGAAACTGGGGCAGGGAAACCTGCCCCTTTTTTTATATAAATATTATGTCAGGAGATTGGCATGACAACATCATCTATTCTAAGCACAGTACCAACAAACACTAGTATTCTACAACCTACAAAGTTTACTTTTATTATACCAGAATTGCCTTTTGCTAGGTATTTCTGTCAGACTGTAAGCTTGCCTGGTGTATCAACTGGTGCAGCGGAAGTTGTAAGCCCATTTGTCAGTACCTATAGACATGGTGATAAACTTGTTTACGAACAATTCTCCATTAATGCAATAGTTGATGAAGACCTTCGTGTATGGGAAGAAACATACAATTGGATCGTATCATTAACAAAGCCAGCCAGCTATGATCAATATGTCAAAAATAAAGGTAAAGAACCATATCACGATGGTGTACTTACTATCAACACAAATGCTAATATTCCTAATATCAGAATAAAATTCTTCAACTGCCATCCGCAATCTTTAGGCTCAATTCAATTCAATACCTCAGATAGTGCAGAGACAATACCTACCGCAGACATAACATTTAGATACGATTATTTCGAAATAGTTCGCATTTAGTGGTTGACAGGAAATATTTTTTCCTCTATTATTAAATACATTTTAGTTATGGAGACATTATGAAACCCCCTGTGAACATTGATGCACTCATGGAAGAATGGTCTAAAGACTCGAAGGTCGATGAGACCGAACCAGGTCGTGAGCTAGCCAAGATTTCTTCTCTCCATGCCAAGTACCTCCGTATACTCACCTACCACAGCTTATCATCAAAGAAAATGTACAATGACTATTTGAAGATGAAGAAGATTAAGTGGGAATATTATTCTGGTGATCTTAACAATCCTGAAGATTTACAGAAGTATCGTTTAGAACCTATGATGAAGAAGGTGCTTCGTCAAGATATACCTATGTACCTAGATTCAGATAATGATTTAAATGAAATTCTTATAAAGAAAATGTTACATCAAGAGGTTGTTGACTTCTGCGGTTCTGTTCTCAAAGAGTTGAACAATAGAACCTTTCAGATGAACAATCTCATAAAGTGGGAAATGTTTACTAGTGGCGGATAAAATTACTATTCATAATAAAGATGAGGTATATGTAAGGCTAGATTGTCACGAAGGTATAGCATCAGAGCTTCGTGACTATTTTACATTTCAGGTACCAGGATACCAATTTACACCTCAATATAAAGCTCGGCTTTGGGACGGTAAAATCAGACTGTTCGATAGTAGAACAAGACAGATATATCGTGGTCTAGTTCCTCATGTTGTAAAATTCTGTGAAGAATTTGATTATGAATGGGAATATGATAATGAGATATATGATGAAGAGCTATCTCTAAGTGAAGCAGAAAATTTCATCAAGTCTTTGAATATGCCTATACAACCTAGAGATTATCAGGTCGAGGCTTTTGTAAAGGCTATTAGGTCACGCAGACAACTTTTACTATCACCTACAGCCTCAGGTAAATCACTCATTATCTATATGATAATCCGTTATTTAATGGAGAATTTAAATGCGAAGCGCGTTCTTATTATTGTGCCAAATATCTCTCTTGTGTCTCAGCTTTCCTCTGATTTTGCTGACTATGGTTTTGTATCCGATAGCTACATCCATAGAATATTTGCAGGGCAAGATAAACAAACGGATAAACCAGTTGTCATCTCAACCTGGCAATCGCTTTACAAATTGCATAAAAGCTATTTCCAACAATTTGATGTGGTCATAGGCGACGAAGCTCATCTATTCAAAGCCAAGTCTCTAGCTGATATTATGACAGGTCTTATCAATGCCAAATACCGTATTGGTACAACTGGTACTCTTGATGGAACTAAAACACATAAGCTAGTTCTTGAGGGTCTATTTGGCCCAGTTCATAAAGTAACAACAACTAAAGAACTTATGGATAAAGGTCATGTTGCAGACTTTCTTATTAAATGTTTGCTTCTAAAATATCCTGACTCTGTATGTCAGGCTTTAAAAAATTCCACATATCAGCAAGAAATTGAATACTTGGTTCTGAATGAATCGAGAAACAAGTTTATATCAAACTTAGCCATGTCTCTAAATGGTAATACTCTTGTTCTTTATCAGTATGTCGATAAGCATGGTAAGATACTCCATGAGCTGATAAATAAGAAAGCTGATGGTCGTAAAATATTTTTTGTTTCTGGTGAAGTTGATGGAGACGCTCGTGAAGAAATCAGACACATCGTTGAAAAAGAGACAGATGCCATTATTGTCGCATCGTTTGGCACTTTTTCTACTGGCATCAACATTAGGAATCTCCACAATATTATTTTTGCTTCTCCGTCTAAATCAAGGGTTCGAAACCTACAGTCAATCGGAAGAGGCCTGCGAAAGTCTGAAACAAAAGACTCAGCAGTCCTATTCGATATTGCAGACGACTTGCGTTATAAGAAGCGTGACAATTATACCTTAAAGCATTTTGCTGAGAGAATTAAAATTTATTCCGAAGAAAAATTCACTTTCAAAATCTATAAGATAGAATTAAAAGGATAATATTGTGGAAGAAAACTCAGTTAAATTTATTAGATTATCTACGGGTGAAGACCTTGTATCCGAAGTTCTTGAGATAGATGAAGGTGATGGTGTTTTCTATTATCAGCTTGCAAATCCTATGAAAGTGGTGTATATGATACCTAATAATAAACCAGGTGTCTTTTCGATATCACTTATGCAATGGATATTCAATAGACTCTGTAGCGATCAAAGCTTCACATTACATCCAACATCTATAATAACTATGGGTGATCCCACAGAATCTTTGATTGAATATTATTGGAAAAGTGTTGATAGCTTTGATGAGAATAAAGAAAAGCTAGAAAAAAATACAGAATTTATTGATGAAGATTTAGAGAATGAGATTTTAAAAAAGTATAAAGATTATCTAATGTCTGAAAAGCTTGATAAGAGGAAGTTAAACTAATGGCAAACAATAAGTATCTTGATTTTGATGAAGGTGATGATTTTGGATTTAGCTTTGCTAATGAAGAAGAGGTAGTCACGGAGAATACCCACTATAATTCTCTTAGTGAAGAAGTTGAAGACTTGAAGAATAGACTCCATGCTCTTCAAAAGATATTCTTACCTCTTCTAGAGAACCTAGCTAAAGACCCGGACAAACCAATGATCAAGTGGCCTAACAGAAAAGAGGTAATTGATAAGCAAATCAAGAAGCTTAACCAAATTACCAAGGTCTAAAATAAATCATTATCAATGGCTACACAGCTAATATAGATCATTGTCAATACCATGTCAAGAGGTTTTTATGTCCAAAAGCAAAAATCATTATGTAGACAATAAGCGTTTCTTCGATGAGATCGTTAAATATAAACAGAAGGTAGAAGAAGCCAAGGCCGCAGGTCTTGAAGAACCTCGCATACCTAATTATGTTGGTGAATGTATATGGAAGATAGCTGAAAAGCTTTCAACGAAACCTTGCTTCATCAATTATTCATACCGTGATGAGATGATATCTGATGGTATTGAAAACTGCATCCTTTATTTTAAAGACTATGATCCAAATATTGGTCAGAACCCTTTTGCCTATTTCACACAAGTCATCTATTATGCTTTTCTTAGAAGGATTAGCAAAGAGGAAAAGAATAGATATATCATCTATAAGAACTTCCAAGAGACAATCGTACACTCACACGACACCACATTATTGACGGATAGTGATGATAACCACTTGCTTCCTACACAAATGTATGATAATATAAATGACTTTATGGTGAGATTCGAAAAGAAAGAAGAAGCAAAGAAAATTAAGCGTAAACAGATGAAAGAAGGTCTGTCGCAATTTTATGAGGAGAAGTGAGATGAATTTTGGTCAGGCATTAGAATGTCTAAAGAAAGGCTACAAGGTTGGCCGTCAAGGTTGGAATGGTAAAGGTATGTTTATCTATTATGTTCCTGCCGATGATTATGTAGCTAAGACGGCTGCTGCAAGGTCTCATTTTGGTGACATTGTTCCATATGGTGCATATCTTGCTATGAAGACCGCACAAGAGAATGTTGTTCCTTGGCTTGCTTCACAGACTGATATTTTAGCTGAAGATTGGGAAGTTGTGTCATGAAAGAGTTAAAAGAAACTTTTGATTTACCTTTTCAGGTTGAAAACCTTATCATGAATATGCTTGATAAGAATGAGAAGCCGCATGTTAGAAGTAATTATAGAATGAGGCTCGAAAGCATCCGTGATACCATCGATCTATCATTGAAGAAGTTTGATGGTGATATGTTTAGTTTTCAGCCCAAGAGAAAGTCACGATAATTGAAAGTAGCTCTTATTACTGATACTCACTG